AAGGCTCATTTGGATAGCTAACCGTTGGTTCACAAACGGAAGTTCATTGGTACCGGCTACGGTGGTATAAAAACCTATACCATCCATAATCACTCGGATCCGCTGGGAGTTCCTAAGACCAACAAAGAGTCTTTTAGTTCGCATAATTAAGGTTCCATCTGAAAAAGAATGTAGTAAAAAAGAGGTGAAAACATCACCACCGCAACTACAGCGGCTTGAAAAAGTTCAGTAATTCGTTTCATCATGTCTCTATTATACCAGAGTTTTACCAATGTGTCAACGAATACCATAGTAAAATTACTGAGAACCATTTACTACAAAATATCATTTAAACACCCAACACATGGATTATAATTGGTATGTCCAAAGTTGTCAAGTTGTTTTTTTGCAACTATTTGAATGATTGCCTATTGACAATTGCCAAAAACCTGGTATAATAGAACCATACCAAGACGCTTTGGTGTCCATGGCGCACTGAGCCTGCAACCTCCCTTCTGGTGGACAATGATGAACTTATGGAGACTGTATGAAAACATTAGCCCAACAATACCTTGATATGGTAGACCAGTATGATATGGACCTAGGAGATGCTCTAGCGGATATCCTAAAGCTATTGGAGAAGGTTTCTCCTGAGGTACTTCGTGCAGAGATTGAAAACATTGAGGAGTATATCTCCGACTGGTCGGAGTGATATGGCCATTGGACACGTATACTTAATTGGACCTATCAAACCTCACAAAGATTGGACTAGTGGAACTGGAACATGGCCATTCAAAATTGGTGTCTCCAAAAGCAATAAAGGTGTAGCCAAACGCCTGTCAACTTTGAATACTGGAAATTGGGTGCAGTTGGGTATAGAATATATCTCACCTCAAATTCCAGAACCATATGACGTTGAATTGTATTTACATAAGAATTACTCTAAGAGGAAAATTAAAGGCGAATGGTTCGAATTATCCTATGCTGAGGTCAATTATATTAAAGACCTTCTGGATAAGGAAGCGGATGAAACCATCGATTCAATGAGGGAACGAGGTGCTCACATAAGGGAATGGGGCGATAACCACGTCTTGTGGTAAAAGAGAACTTTCTTCTGACTTGACACCGCACGGTATCTATGGTATAATTAACTCATGACGCCAAAATATACCATCAAACGAGCCTACACCATGACCAAGACCGGTCTAGAAAAGGTGGTGTGGTATGTCATGGACGGAGACTTCGTGACGGATGCCTTTGACCTTCGTCGGGATGCCAAATACTATTGTGATAAGTGGAACTCCGTGTAGTACTTTTACTGTACTTGACAATTACCTAGAACCTGGTATAATAGAATGGTCGAACAGTGTGGGGGTGGACGGTGGGAGTGGGCGTCTACCAAATGCCTTGCTCCAATGCAGGTTAAGCCACAGCCTAGCTTCTACCCTACATGCCCATGCAATAACAGCAAACTCCTGAAAAACCCGGCTGTAAGTTGTTGATTTATAACAAGAAAAAACCAAGAATTTACTTAGGCACCAAGTTCCGCTTCATCACTTTACATGAGCACCACTCATTGTACCATCTGTCACTTAGTAAGGCTTCATACTGGAAGATGTAATGCGTTTCCCAGTAGGAACACTCTGACCGGTTACGGCACAGGTGAATAATTTCCCTATCAAAATAGTCTGCACCAAGTGTAGCAACGTCTTCTAGCAATACTTTATTGGATCCATAGTAGGATTCCCATCCAGAGGAAAGTCTAATCTTCTTTCTCTTACCCTTTACTGTCTTGTAACCAGCTTTAGTAAAATACTTTCGACCAATGTATCGGCGATTGGTCTTAAGATTGGTTATGATGTATACGAATCCATATGAATCTCCAATGACCTCTGGCGTTATCTCTGTGCCTCTATAGGTCCAATTCATCCGTGTCCTCACTATCTTCAGTTATGTACTCAGCACATACTGGACAAAAGTGTGGTTCGTCTGTTATCGTTTCTTCATCATATACGATTTTATAGGTGCTTTCGCAATTCTCGCAATGGTTCTTTAGTGTTTTCATGCATATCCTTTGAGGGCTTTGATCGCCCTATAACCATGAGTTATCATCATCGTCATATGTATGCATCTGGTCAACTGATAGCGGAACGTCTAGCATCCAGTCTGGATCGGTCAAAACGTATTCGCCAGCCCTTTCTAATGCTCTGTTCTTATTAAGGCGTGATGCAAAATCGCTGGATATCGACCGCGTGGCTGCACCTTCCGGTGATGCATGATAGGCTCTCAGCTTTTCGCTTTTTGCTTGTCGTAGCTCCGCTGGTTGTTCTCGGACATTACCGCAAGATTGGCTACAAAACGGACCTCTTTTTTGGTGTTCAACACCACATCGTGGGCATTGTTTCATAGTGCAAAATCCTCAGTAGTGCGTTCACAAGTTAGTGAGTACTTACTTATCCACAGCTTATCCACACTATTTTAGATTATTATACCCATTTACTCAATAGAATCTACCATGTTCATCAGGTCACTATGTTCTTTTTGTAGCTCTTGGAATCTATTGTTCTTAAATGTTATACTGGAATATGAGGTACTATGGAATTCTTGGACTTTTCCATTGATATAGTACTCTACTAACTCATACAGTTTGGCTTTGGTTTGTTCATTCATTTTTGTTCCCATACATTAACATCATAGCATCAAAAATACAATCATCTACTGGATTGTGTTTCGTTATATGTAGCTTTGAATCAAATACTGGATGGTGGACTTCGGTGTATCCTGTTGTTGTTCCATACAGGAAATCTACTGCTGTTCTCACATCTCTCCAACGATTGTATTCCCATATTGGTTCTATCTCTAATTGTTCTTCTATATCATCCAACACTAATTGATCTAGATTACCTCTAGCCCATACCCAACATTTGTTGTCGTTCTTTGACTTAGCCCATTCACGCATTAATTCATGCCCAGTTTCAAATGGTACGTCATTGGATGATGGTTTAAATGATTTGTTTTTGACATTCTCGCATTGTTTAGCCCACCAATCTATGGTGGATTTACCTACCTCACGGTTTAATCTCTTAATTTGGTCTTGTACATCAAACTTGATAAAGAAGGAGTTTTGTCTTAGCTGGATGTGATCCGGCTTCTCATCTGGATTAAAATATACAGCGGCCATGGATAATATCACGGAACTTGACCTTTTACCTAAGGTCTCAACATCAAATACAAACATTATTTGCTTTCTCTTCCAGCTTGGAATGCTGATTCTAACCACAAGATTAAGTTTCTTTGGTATAATTGGCCTTCTTTAAATTGACCAAGGCTTTCAAAGAATCTTTCTGACCTCATGCTATAACTTTCAAGTTCATCAAACCAGTCTTCAAAATTGATATTTATGATCCATAATTAGTCACTTAATCCACCAAGTCCACCAAGATGCACCGAGTTTATTTTTTTGTACTCACTCATATCTTCGTAACTGTGGCTCACCAGTTCGTGTTTGCCATAGTACCAAGCGGTGTTAACATCCAATGCTAATTCTGATTCAGTAGCATATTTGACCTCGTTTACGCCACCTTCGTAGCCATTTACTACGACCATAGCTTCTTGGTCAAGTTCTTTCAATCGTTCAATCAATTCAAATACTGTCATATTATTCTCCAAACATCCAGTTAATAGCTTCATCTTCATTGGCAAAAATTGCATCATCCGTTACATATTGCAATTTACACTTTGTGCATACACTCATGTAAGATATAGCTCGCCTACTCTTACGATCATAATTTTTAGTAATGATTGTATGTCCATCATATGTGTTTTCAACTTCATGTAGACACGATAGGATTATGCTCATAGTTTGCTCCTTAATGTATTATACACCAAAAATAGATTTATGTCAGGCAATAATGAAAAAACCCACTGAATGTGGGTTAAATTCGTTGAATTGTTGTTGAGTCTCTATGCATCAGCATATTGATAAACTTCACAGCAGGATCTTCATCACTGAAAAATCTAACTATCGTTTGACCTGTATATCGAGAGGTCATAAACAATAAAATCTCAGAGTCTTTATACACTGAGAATTGTATGATCCACCCGTTTCTTACAACAGGTCTATGATATTTTGTATTAGCCTTTAATTCCTGCTGGCGCAAGAGTAGCGAATTCTTCAACGATTTTTCTTGCATTTTTTGTAATTTCTGATGCTATGTAGGTTAGTCCATACGTATATGTAGCATATTCAGAACCTACAAATTGGTTCAGTGCGGAAATATATGATTTTGTAGCAGAGTCATTAGCTGTAATCATAGCTAGTGCAAGGTCGGAGATTTTGGTTGTGTCGGTAAAATTTGTCATTGTTTATCCTTATTGGTAAGCGATTGGTTGGTTTTTCATTAGTTCTAAAATTTCACGGAGTATTTCAATCATAGAGAACCTCTTCTTAATGTGTATTGGCGCATCAGTCGTTCAACATCAGCTTCACACGTTGGATTTTTTGAATTGATATACTCTTCCATTTGGCAGTGGAAAGATTTTGGTTTGAATAGTTCGATTAGTTTTTTTAACATAAAATTATAGTGACCTCTTTAGTGAGCATAAGTATAACATTATATATGCTGCAATGCAATAAAAACTAAGTATAAACACTAGTATTTACTAGAATGCCGGCTCTATTTTTATTCACTGGTTTTCATCATATGACCATCCTCTGTCTATGAATTTCTTTATTCTTTTTGGTGTGGTTGTCCCATTTGGATTTGCAATTAGTTTTTTACTAATAATAGAATCATATTCAGCCCGCGAGATAAAATATGTATCCATTGAAATATCATAGTATGGCATCGTATGAATAAAATCAAAAGTTGTTCTTGCAATTGATGCATACATGGTAATAACTTGTATATTACAGCCAAAAGTAACTGCACATGATGTAACCATTTTACCTTTTACCAAGACATTACTATAATTTTCATCTACATCAGAAATATGATCCTTAACCGAATCGTGTAAAATCGCTTGATTAAAGGTATCGATAGCTTTTTCAGTTTTGAGGTATATATCAATATCATTGACTTTTTCATTATGAATAATTGATGCTGAAATACCACCTGAAACGATACCAAAATCACTTATAAATTTACTCAATTCTGGCGGCAAAGATTTTAATGCAGTATTCAGTTTAATTTTTATCAATGCTTTGACTGATAAAATTTCAGCATTGTCTGCTTTACTAAACATTGGTACCAAAGTTAGGTATGCAGAATCTGCATTTACCATAGCAGGGAAAAACTTCGATCGAGGAACATTGATTGTTTTAAAACATGGTAATGAAGAAAAAATAAACGCTATGCTTGAGTTGGTTAAAAATTTCAATG